GCGGTGACCGTGTTCGTGTAGCCGGGAGCCTCATTGTTGTAAATGATGTTGGCATTTGCATCACGCAGCACCACAGAGTTGGCACCGCTTGACGATGTCACGCCAGTACCACCGTTGGCCACTGCCAGCGTACCAGCCACAGTAATCGCACCTGAGGTCGCAGTCGATGGAGTCAATCCGGTTGTACCAAAGCTGAGTGTGGTTACAGCCACGCCAGACAGAGTTGTCCATTGCGGTGCATTAGCCCCTGAATTGACCGTCAAGACTTGGCCTGCAGAGCCAATCGACAGAGCATTGAGCGCGGTTGAACCGCCTGCGCCGTAGTACAGGGCACCTGTTGCCAATGAGGTCAGTCCTGTGCCACCATTGCCAACACCCAACGTTCCGGCAAGTGTAATCGCCCCAGAGGTAGCTGAAGCAGGCGTCAACCCAGTTGTGCCGCCACTAAAGGTCGTCACTCCAATGCTCGACAGACTTGACCATGTCGGGGCGCCAGTACCGCCAGAGGTCAAAACTTGACCGCTTGATCCGGCCGCAGACACTGCAAACGCCGATGCACTCGAGTAAATCACGCCGCCGGCAGTTGCGGTCAAATTAGCATTCGTGCCGCCATTGGCCAATGCCACTTGGCCACTTAATGCACTTGTAGGAATTGTTGTAGAAGCAGTTACAGCGCTTGTACCATTACCATACATGTAACCGGTCAAGCCAGTCACTGTAATGCTATTAAAAGCCTCAGAAGAACTACCTAAGACTTTTTCCCACACCGAGCCATTAAATACAGCCCAATCACCTACAGACCACAATGAAATACCATTTAACGTGGTTGTGCCGGCAGTTGAAACTACATAATAATAGCCATTTGTGCCAACGCTTGATGTTAAAGTTGGTGTGTTGGTTGCGGCGTTCCATGTGCCTTGGTACGTAGTAGCGCCAGACGCAATGGTTGTAATACCTGTCACAATGCCTTGTGAGTTCACTGTAACTTGCGGGATTGCTAAAGCCGAGCCATACGTCCCAGGGGTAATGCCTGCTTGTGTAGCAATGGACAAACTAACTGCAGCAGAGCCATTGTATGTAGATGATGGCGTGCCAGTTAAGCCTGAAGCAATAGTCAACGCGTAAGGCGCAGCTGCAGTAATTGTTGCAGAGCCACCTAAACTAATAGTTGTGCTATTAATTGTGAGTGAGCTATTGGCTAGTTGCGCGTTGGTAATAGTTCCAGATAAAGCAGTTGTAGGGATAGTTGTACTAGCTGTCATAGCGCTAGTGCCATTCCCATATACATACCCGGTCAAAGTACCTGCTGCGCCAGTGCCGCCATTTGCAGCGTTTAAAGTACCCGCAAGAACAACACCGCCTGATGTAGGCACATTAGGCGTAAAGCCCGTTGTACCTGCGCTAAATGTAGATACACCTGAGCCTGACACAATGGCGCCCCAAGCATTATTAGCATATGCTTCTAATGTTGCAGTGTCCGTGTTATACCGCAATTCGCCATTACTACCGACGCCACGCTGTGCTGTTGTGCCTGCTGGAACAACTACGCCTGCAGTTCCAGGCAAAACCGGATTGTTTGCAAGGCCAATAGTAGGCGAGCCGCCTACGCCGTTGCCATTAGCAACAGTAATTTGATTGGTTGTGCCTAAAAACTGATAGGTATTAAGACTATTTGTGCCATTGATGGCTACAAAACCCGTGCCAGATGCACCCGCTAGGTTTGCTACATTGCCAGAAAGTGCAAATGTGGGGTTTCCAGCAACTCCGGACCCGTTGGTTAAGGATAATCCATTACCTGATACTTGAAGAGTCACTGGAGTGACTGTGTTGGTAGTGGTTTTAACCAAAATACCATAGCCAGCGTTTTCTAAACTAGCTGCTGTGGCATTCAAAAAGATAGCGTACTTACCTTGCGGGCCAGTACTGCTATAGCCAAGGCCTAAACCTACGCCAAAGTACTCACTATTTGGCAATGTAGGTTCATTGTTAATAGTAAGATAGGATTGAGTCTGCGTTGGGCTAGCTTGAATTTGACTAACCGTAGTTTGAACTGTTTGCCCATTTTGCACAACAGGCACCAACTCAGCACCTGTAAGAGCTACAGGGTTAGTTGGTAATTGTGATATGCGTACGTTTGCCATATTATGGGCTCAAGTTATCTAAGTTGCCATCAATAGAATCTTCTGAAGTCTCAGGCGCAATACCAAACTCACCAGTTGTAGAATGCTGTGGCGTTTGATTTGGGTTCAAGAAAACATTTGGATCCGAGGTAATTGCATCATCATACTGCGCAATGTCAGCATCAGGCCTAGGAAATCGAATTGAGATACGTTCAACTTGTCTCATAGGCAAACGATACGGGTCTCGCTCATCATTACAACCTTCATTACAAACTCGCAGTGCCGGAATGTTTCTATCACTGCTAATGGAGTCATACGCACGCTTCATTTTACACCGGTCACATATAGCTATGGACAGTGTTGAATTGCCGCGTGTGTCAAGCCATTTGCTCATTTTGTGTACGGGCTAATGTTAGGCGCAAAAAAGATAGGCGACTTATCACGTTCTTCGGCTTCAGCCTGCGCCCAGTATTTTTCAGCTTGCTGCTCACAGTATAGCATGCGATTTGGGTCTACACCTGGTAGCTCCATAGACATCTGATGCGCAAGCATATTTTGAATGGCCAGATACCATCGCTGAGGAATTTCTATCGAGCCTGATAAAGAACCTACATCCTGTACATATCGATGGCACCACGCCACAATTTGTGGACTATAAATTTGTGGTGCAGGCCATAGGTACATGGCAGGCTGCGGAATGTTACGGTCAAACCAATACTGCAACGGGTAGTTGTTAGTAAAGTTTTTATTTGGCAAATTAACGTAGTCATCCCGATTCATGCGATACATCGGAATTTCCGTTGAGTTTGAGCCAAACACAACTTGGTATACACCCATGTTAATACCGGATGTCTGTAAAATGCGCCAATATGGGGCGGTGGCCGATGGGTCTAAGTCAGTGTAGATCCAAGTGCCTGCTACCCAATTGGTTGAGCTAGGCGTAGCAAGTGTTACCCATGTAGATCCATTTTGCGAATACTGAATTTCATAGTTAACAGTGCCCGTTACGGCAGGCAAAATACCTACCGTGCCCATGTAAATACCCTGGCCTGTGCCTAAGTTGATGCCAATGTAACCTGTATTGGTAGACAATTGGCAAATGTTGGTGTATTGCCCGTCAAACGCGTAAGACGCATTGCCCGAAGAGCTGTTTGCGCCTGTAGTATTTGCTGTTACCGTACGGTAGTTGGCATTCAAAACATCATTAATGCTGGTGTCCAAATAGTAAATGTAGTGATCTGGTATCATGCCAATGATCACTTTTTCAATACACCAGTATTGAATACCGCGGTTAACTAAATTTGATAAAAGGTAGTAAAGACTTTGCTTTGAGGCTTGAATTTGCTCAACAGTCAACTCTTCTGCCAACTTACCGGCACGTCTAGCGCCACTGTCAATCAGGTTTTGAACAGTAACAACGGTTTGACTGACAGTGCCTGACGTGCTCATATGTTACCACATTGGAGTTTTCTTGATTTTACCACCATCTGCGCAATGCCAGCGCTTTAATGATGCGGCTTTTCTTGTCGGGCGGCCTTTTTCATCTTTCATAGGCCCAGGCATGCCACTCATTCGAGCGCAAAAAGAATCATGCCTAGGGCCCTTTGCTTGTGGAGCCTTAAGGTGACTACCTGTTGCGCGATTAAATTTATCTCGACCTTTTTGAGTCAATCCAGCCCCACGGCTTGTAGGCAATTTTTCTCCACGACTTACCGATAGCTTGGGGTCACCGCCCTTAGCCATCTTTGTAGTCTTTGCTGCAGCTTTAAAGTCCGCAGCAGTAGGGGCGCCTTTGCTGCCGGGCTTTCGCATATGCTCGCCAGACCCATGCTTAATGCGCTCTTGCTTAGCGTGAATGTTATCCCACAAACCGCCGCCGTCTTTCTTTTTAGCAGCACGCTTCATGCTATATGCAATAGCAACAGCCTGCTTAACAGGCTTGCCAGCATGCACTTCAGCTTTTATATTCTTTTTAAAAGCTGCAGGCGACTTAGATTTGATGAGAGGCATATCAAGACCCCACGCCAGTTACATTGTTGTTATTTTGGATCAACTTGCCGGTCACAATAATACCAGCAGCAACGGTATTGGCACTCGTCGACAACTGCCATTGGATGTCAGTCTTTTGGGCATAAGCAAATGGATCAGCCACACGACTAGCCGTGTAGATCGACACAAAAGGTTGTTGCAACACATTGCGAGTCACGCCAGACACGTTGTCAGCCGCTTGGACTTTATAAGTCACGGTCACGGTGCCGGTGTAAGGGTTTGATGTGTTGGCTTCAACCCAATCCAAGAAGAAGCTGTAACCAGCAGGCACGGTATACACGGTGCTTTGCGAACGACCAATGCCGGGGTTGATCTGAGCCAGCGTGTTGGTGCTTTGCTTCAGAGTGATCGTGCCCACGTTGGTGCTTTGGCTAGTGCCTGCGCTGACCAAGGTCAAGTTGTTGATACGGAAATAGCTGTTGACAGTCGTCACAGCAGTTGTGCCGTTCAAGAACAAGGTTTCAGACAACGGATTGAAGTTGGCGTCAAGGCCACTAATCAAAACCGATGCCGATGTATTGTCTGAAGCAGAGCTACTCACCATCGTCAGCGTGGTCGCTGAGGTGGGGTAAGTGTATGTGCTTGCGTTTTCCCAAATTGGGATAGAGGTTGTGCCGACAGATGCTTGATAGCCAAAGATGCTAACGGTTGTATGCCCCATGATTTGACCACGGGCAACTTGCAAATCAAAAGGCTCATACGCACCATTGCGTGTAACTGACGCGACAATGTTATTGCTCATAATATACCTTTAAAAAAGTGGGGGCCAAAGCCCCCAGCTTTTAATAGTTGCACGACCCGCCTTTTTTCTGCACACAAGTAGAAATCTTGCTTGTATGCATGCTGCCGCCCTTTTTCATGGGATGGCCATCAACTTTATGATGCCCATGCGCATGTTTACCGCCTTCTTTATGCATATGCATATGTCCAGCGTCATGGTGACCGTGCGTGGTGTGATGCGGGGCATGGCCATGATGAACATGACCACCCTTTTTGAACTTGCTCAGTTCAATATCACCAGTTTTGTGGCCAGCTTTCTTGTTCTTTTCTCCATCTTGCATGTCGTTAAGGTAACGATTTGCAACGGACTCAGAAACAGTACCGCCTTTAGCATAGTGATGCTTTTTATGAGCATGTCCACCGCGTTTATAGCCCCCATCATGTTCACCGGCAACAGTATTTACAACACGACCAGTAGAACTACCTGCCGATTTGTTTTTGCTGCCATCAACCACGGTGTCTTGCACATTGATTTTAGGCTTTGCGGCAGAGCGAGCTTGAAAAGCATCGCCTTTTGCAGCAATAGAGCCACCATCTTTGTAGCCACCACCGCACATTTTAGCCATATGCTTGTGATGCTCATGCATTTTAGCGTGATGCGCAGAGCCGCCTTCAGCATGCTTAGCAGCGTGGTGTTTAGCCATTGCCAAGTGATGCTTTTTGGTGCCTTCTTCATGGCCAGAAATGCGATGTGTTTTGCCACCATGCTTATATTTGCTCAGTTCAATATCACCGGTGTCTTTTTTGGAGTTAGGGCGTGTAGCCTCAAGCCCACCAAGCAAGCCGCCAGGGGTATTGTCTTTAGCCATTGCAGCAGCGCCGCCTTTTTTCAAGCCATGGTGCGCTTTGCCAGCTTTCATGCCTTCATGATGCTTAAGCTCTTTTTCAAGCTTATGCATTTCATGCATTTCGGCTTTTTCAGCTTTACCGCCCTCAGCATGATGGGCTTTGCCACCACGTTTGCTAAGCAAAGCAGGTTGTTGACCTGCTACGGCTTGGCGCATATTTGCAGGAGGGCGTTGCATCATAGGACGACGTGCAGGCATAGGCTGTCCACCTGCAGGTGCGCCCATTGGAGGACGCATTGCCATTGGCGCACCGCCCATACCACCGCCCATTGCCATGTGCTTTTTATGGCGTGCATGGCCACCGCGTTTCATACCATCACCAACTTCATCTACAGAAGGCTCATCGGTATATTCTTTAGGTTCACGAGTGAACTTTTCGCTCTTTGCCATGGTATATCTCCTTAGGCTTGGGCTACACCAAGTGCACCTGTAGCCGTAGCATTAGGTCCAACTTGAATTGCGGTTAAATAAATACCCATCACCAAGCGGTACGTGCCATTGGCATTGCTTGAAGGTGCATAGGTACCGCGAACATCACCAGTTGTGCTTGTTGACACACCTTGGAAAGCAGCAACAAATGTGCCAGTGTCATTGGCAATGGACTGAGCCCAGCCAATATCGGCAATGTATGCAGCGTCTGTTACACGAACAGGCAAACCAAAGACATTAGAAATGCCTGCCGAGACAGTGTTGGTGTTGCTTACACTAGGGGTAATGGAAACAATCGATTTGAAAGCTTTTTTACCTGTAGTGGTGGTTGAAGCGGTAACTGGAACACTAATTGCCTCGGTCATTGCTTGGCCATAGATGTCATAGCCAGAAACAGTAAACACAGATGCAGTAATAGTGGAGCCACCGGTTGTAATTGACACAGCGCGGGCATAGTCAAGTACATACACAGTTTGACCTGCGGTGTTAATAGACGAAACAACACCTGCAGTTGACAATGCACGCAAAGTCATTGCTGCGCTTGCTGTTGTTGCCTGAGCTGTAGACAAAGCTGTAGTAGAAGGTGCTGCTGGGCAAGCATCAAACACATACAAACGACCCAATGGGCCCACGCCTTGACCCATAGGGGAAGGCGAAGCTTGTGTAGGTGTACCATATGTTAAAGAAACAGTTACTGTACCAGAGCCAGAAGCACTAGTCAAGATAACAGTGTTGAGTGTTCCAAGTGGGGGGTTGCTATACGCACCGCCAGTAGTTAGCGTTAAGCCAGTTACAACGCCAGCAGAGACAGAGCTAACAGTTAGTGTTGCAGGGTTGCCTGTACCACCAGCTACTTGCAGTGTATCGCCAACGGCGTAGCCACTTGAGCCACCAGAAACTAAAGTTACTGCAGTTGCAGAAGTTTGATACGCCAAAAACGCATCAGTGCCCATGTACGTTTGGGCAGTACCTAAATAAAGATCATCACCAAATTGTGGCATTTTGTCTTCTCCATGAAAAGCATGACAAATGATGCGGGGGATTTAAGGTTCCCCCGCAAAACCTTTAGGCGCCAGGGGTGCCAAACAAGGCACGTGGGTCAGTCCAGTTAGGAATGTAACGTTCTGTGGCTTTGTAACGCATGGAGTCGGTTTCGAAATCGCCTTCCATGGTCTTTTCCAAAGCACGACGCATCATCAGCTTCATACCTTCTGGTGCGTCGGTTTGAACCCACCAGTTAGTAGCAGAAGTCAAACGGCTGATAACGGTAGCGCCTTCAGGCAACAAACCAATCGATTTGATTGGGTTGATGTCATTGTTAGCGGTGCCGGTACGCAACACAGACTTCAGCAAAACTTCAGCTTGGAAGACGTTACCAGGAGCAACAACCAGTTTCAGAGGCTGCAACCGGATCTTCTTGCCATTGTTATCAACGGCTTGGCGAATTTGAATCAACATTTGTTCCAAAGAAGTTTGGCTCAGTGCAGCAGCAGTAGACAACTGATTGCTGAAAGAACCAACTGCAATCGGGTGTGCAGTGTTGATCAAAGAAACGCCGTCACCGCCGGTGTAAGAGCTGTTAAATGCACGGTTCAAGATGTTAGCGCACAGCAATTCTTTGGTTTCCACCAAAGATTGTGCCAAGTGCTTAGCATAAACTTGACCGATACGGATGTGGTCGCCGTCTTCAACCAACACTTTGGTCAAAGCAAACGCCAAACCGTACACGTTATAAACATAACGTTGCAAGAACAGCACGCCGCCTTGTTGGTAGCTTACTGGAGAGCCGTCGGGCAACTGTGGAGCTGCACCGAAGCCGTACAAGACGGGCTCTTCATGGTAGTTACGTGGGATACCTTGTTGTTCACGGAAAACGGTCGACCATTCGTCGGCACGTTGATCATAAACACCGTCAAAGGACTCGTTAAGAATTGGTTCAACAATACTTCTAAAGTCCGTACTGCGCATTGGGGCTGCCATGATGCTATCCTTTCTTTAATTACACAATCGCGGTATATTGACCGAAGAATTGTGTGTTAACCATTTGGACGCGCACAATGGTGTATGCATCCCCCCATGCGTTGTCGGCGTAAGGAGCCAGATCAACGACACGCATTTGGCCTTGGGCGTTATTGGCCACGTTGGTTGAAGCACCAAGGGTTGCTTGCGACAAACCTGTGGTAGTAGAACCTGCAGTAACGTTGGTGAAGAAGTATTCACCGCCAATAGACGTTTGAGCCATTGAGCCATCGGCTTGAATTTCATAAATGATATTCAAATCATTGTAGAAATAAGCAACGATTGATGTACCGGTTGTGCTTGCGGGCCAGTAGTTGGACACGCGGCGACGGCCGGTGGTATCAGTCCATTCAACGCCTTGGAAAGAACCTGTCACAGTTCCAGTAGCCAATGCGGGAAGGATAGTACCATTGGTTGATGTGCTTGTCTGGTTGCCTGCTTGTCCATAAACAATAGGCTGACCTTTCAAGATGTTGGCACTAAAGCCAGATGCAATACCGTTGGCCAGCGCCTGAGCACGTTCCAACCCAGTTGGAAAGAATGCAGGGCGCAAACCAAACGGAGCGGATGTTGCTGACATAATGAGCTCCTAAATTAAAAATTACCTGAAAACAGGCACTTCTCTTGTTTGGTCAAATCTCATACCTTCACCCTCAATTTGAACCAATGGCTTCCCACTACTGTCTTTTGCGCCAAGCAACGATTCTTGTTGGACTTTAATCTTCTCCTGTTCATCCAAAGGTGCATAGTGATGCATCTCGGCCATGAAGTCTTGGTAGATATCCATGGGGAGTTTATAAAGAACCATCTCGTTGACGGAGACAAAACCCGCGAGCTCACCCGACTTAACCTTTAAGTGTTCAAAGCCGGGAACTTCTTCAGCTTTCACAGGTATATAGCCAAGGCGCAAACGTTTATGTATTGGGTCGTATTGGTTGGTTGTGGATAACCAGCATAAGTGGAATCCCGGAATTTCCGGTGGGGTTGGAAGGGCTTCTTGTTGCCATTCCGAACGGAATGCCCTGCGGCGCTCCTGCGATGATACCATGTGGTCTTCAGGACCGCGCCTTTGCAAATCGTCTGTAGCACGATTTTCGCGGCCTGCATTAGTATTCTTTTTAAGTCTATCGTCCATGATCAGTTCCTCGATTTATTTTGGCGGTCCCACTCGGCGTATTTGCGAATGGCGTTTTGGCGTAGTGCGGGATTGTCCCAAAGTCCTGCTTCTTTCATAGCAGCGACGCGGTCTGGGCTAAGCCTAAATTCATTAGACTTTGTTGTTGCCATAGACTCACGACCTGAACTTGTCACTACAGACCTCGGTTTCTGATTACGGACACTGGAATCATTATAACTACTATTTGTTTTGTTGGGAATATATTTTTGCAATCTTTCGTCCAACTCATCCCAGTAGTCTTCGCTTGTAGGGTCAAAGCCTTCCGCGGTTAGCTTCTTGTCAATCATTTGCGCAATGGCTGACTCTTCGTTTTTACCGCTTGGGTCATACCAAGTGTTGCGCTCCATCCATTCTTCGGCGTATTTGCGAATGACTGGGTCCGCAGTAGGGGCTGGTGCAACAGGTTCTTGCGCTTGCTTAACAGCTTTTTGCTTAGTTGCTTGCAAGTTTTGCAACTTTCGACGAGCTTCGTACAAAAGTTCCTCAGACTTGGTCACGCCGGCCCCATCGCCGCGTGCCACAGCCTCTTGCATCTTCATCTTAGCATACTCGACTTGCACGCCAGCGTCTTGAATAGCTTTATCAACACGGGCGAGCTCGCCATTAACAGCACTGCGCTCAACCTTGGCCAATCGTTCTGATAAGGCCTCATTTTGCTTGCGCAATGCCGCAATTAAGTGGTTAGATTCACGTGCTTTTTCACGGTGAATTTGTTTTTTAAGCCGTCGTTCTTCTCGTCGAGCTTCACGAATGGCTTCTCTATCCGGATCGTTGTCCAATCCGTCATTAGCAGGCGCAGCTGGACCATCATCATGGTCATCTTCTACTGCTGCGGGCTCAGGAGCTGGGATTTCTGGGGGCAAAGTTACGGTCGCGCCGCCATCTTGTGCCTCAGTTACCTGCATCTCCATCTTATCGGTAGGAGTCATACAGTTTTCCTTTCAAAACTTAGATAAACGCTTTAATATCGCGTGGGTCGCCGGTTACTTTGCCAATTAGTTCATGGTCATTAAAGAACGTAAACAAGGCTTTACCGCTTGCGCCTTGCTCATCGGTGAAGTCTACTTCCCAACGATCGCCGCCCCATTTAGGAACGCGGACAAAATCGCCGACTTGCGCCCATGCGCCTTCAGGCCAGGGTTCCATAGATTCACGTTTTTTAAAAGCCAATGGCCCAATTGCCAAGACTTTACCAATCATGGTGTTCCATTTCTCGGTTTCCTTGGTATCTTCGGGAATGTAAATTCCGGCTGATGTTACTTTTTCCTTGACAGCGCGGAGCTGAACAAGAATACGAGCTCCATAGGGAGCCATGAGAGGGTCTACAATAGGGAACGCTTCTTCAAGCGTCTGTTCAACGTCGTTCGACATTTCTTTCTTCCTCTAGAATGTTGTTAATAAAATCTAAGACTTCTGACAAGCCTTGGTGCTGCCCGACCAAGCGTTGGTACGTTTCAAAATTGATGGCATTGCCATTGGCAAGGCCTTCTGCAATTTCATGTTGCCGACGCTTGATCTGGCTGATAAGTGTGTTTAGCATTTATCGACCGCGGCCTGTGCTCTTTTTCATAGGCGCCAGCACAAGTGCTATGCCCATTTTTCCACTATGCGCATGACCGCCTTTTTTCATTGTGGCAATCTTAGGCCCAGTGGCTTTGGTCAGCGGTTTAACGCTGCCTTTAGCAGGAAGATTGCGAATCTTGCTTTCAGGATAGGCGCCAATTTTGTTAACACCTTCTTGATGGCTAACTTCAGCTGGTTCGCCTGAGTTAGACCCTACTAAATTAACTTGTCCGCCTTTGGCGTATTTGGCAACTTTTACCTTGCCGCCTTTTTTCATATTGTCGCCCATGATGTTTTCACCCATGGCCATACGTTTATGCTGACGAATTGCTTCTTCATTCATATCGATTCTCCTTAAAATCCATGATGATGTTTACCAGTTTTGCCACCGCCAAAGCCGTGCCAATCGTGGTGGGGTTTAGCGGATTTAGCTCCACTGGACTTAGCAGCACCGCCTTTTTTAAGGGCCGTAGGGCTACATTGCTGCGAGGCAACTTGACACATGCAAGGCACGGCTTGACCCATAGCGTTTTCATC